CCGCAATGCTTACCGCGAAGCAGTTGAGCGAATGGAAGCTGTCTGCAATGCGATTGACTCTACAGCCCTCGGCCTCAGAGAACGTCGTGATGCTTTGCTTGTGCAGAACCGACTGGCAGGTGTCAGTCGTGGTCTGAACTTCGATCCGGGCCAGGCAATCCATACCCGTCCAGCATGGGAAGACGACACCGAGAAGTTTGGTTTCCGCGATCAGCGGGATTTCCTGAACGCTGTCGTCAACCTGTACAAGAGCCACGGGTCACAGTTCGATCCTCGACTGAAGAAGTCAGTTGCCAACGCTGTTGGCAGTGACGAGTTCACTCGTGCCGACTGGGAAGCACAGGGCATCATGATTCCTCGCGGATTCATTGCCTCTGTCATCCAGCTTGACCCAGAAGCGGATCAGTTGACGAGCCTGATGACTCGTATCCCGATGACTGCTCCGACCGTGGACATTCCTTCTCGCGTTGACAAGGACCACAGCACTTCTGTGACTGGTGGTTTCCGAGTCTACCGTGCGAAGGAAACAGCGGCACCTGATCTGTCTCGCACCAGGATGCAACTGATCTCACTGAAGGCTCACGAGATCTTCGGTGCGGCTGCAGTCACGAATCAGTTGATGCGTGACTCACCAGTTTCCATTGCTTCCATCATTGACCAGGGTCTACGGCAGGAAGCACGCAGTTACCGGATCGACGAACTGCTCAACGGTAACGGAGTCGGTCGTCCTCTTGGTATGCTGAATTCCGGGAACAATGCTCTGCTGACTGTCCTGCGTAAAGCGGGACAGACTGCCGCACAGGTTCTGATCGGAGAAAACATCATTGAGATGCGATCCCGAGTCTGGGGTTACGAAAACTCCGTTTGGCTGGTCAACCAAGACCTTTACGAACTGCTGTTCACTCTGGTGATTGAGTCACCAAACAACGCAGGTCTGGTCAAGGTGTTCAGTCCGGGGACAGGTCCGGGAATGCCTGACACGCTGCTTGGTCGTCCGGTGATCTACACCGAGTACATCAACGGCATCTCAAGCGGCACTGGCGGCAACATTGCTGACTGGGGTGACAACTTCATCAGTTGCGTCAATCCGTCTCAGGTGTACTTCGGAGAACGTGGTGGTGAGACGATGGATCGCAGCATCCATGTCCGCTTCCTCGAACGCGAAGAAGTGTTCCTGTTCACCAGCCAGGACGACGCACGCCCATCATGGCTCAGCGTCCTGACACCGACGAACGGTCGCACCAAGTCACCATTCGTGACTTTGAGCAAGACCGCCGCAACCTGATCTGCGTCCCCGTTGTTGTGAGGGGAGGGTCTGGCACGCTCTCCAGCCCTCCCCTCTTGACTCTTGCGTTCATCCAGAGATGGAGTTTGTAATATGGCAATGCTGAAGTTCACCCATCTGACATCCAAAAGTGAAATTGCCCCGCTGGGCACGATCACTTGCGATGGCAGCACCAACAACGTTCTTGTCCTCACCGGCAAGATCGACAAGTCCGTGTTTGTTGCCAAGGGAGCAACACTGACTGGCACCTGCACCGTTACTGTCACCGGCAACGCTGCTGCTGATGGAAGCGGAGCACATACGACCATCAAAACGTTCGCCGTTGACAATGCTGTGGCTGGCGGAAACTTTGCCTGTGAGATTGACAGCGAAGAAATCTCTTACGCTGAAAATCAGGCAGGTGCAACGTTCTTGTCAATCGTGTACCGTGTCAACGGTACGAACACTGACACCGTTCCCGCCGCAGTTCAGACAACCTACCTGAACCAGCAGGCTGATCTGACGCCAACAGGCGGCACCAGCGTAACGATTTCCTGATCCCCTGTGCCCCCGGCCAGTCACCTTTACCTTTCGGGTTGGCTGGTCGGGGGGAATACAACATACCCGTCGCGGCTCTGAAGCGAGGTAACGTGAGGAACGTTGCCAACCTTAAACCCGCATCAAAGACGGGTTCGTATTCCGCTACGGCGGATAGCCGGTTTGCGGTTTCCGGGGGTGGGCCGCAAGCCGGTTTTTAATAGGGAGCGAACGATGCCAGCCGTAATTGATCTAACCTCAGAAGCCGCTCTGAGCACGGTTGTCACGCAAGCGTTCCTGAACGACGTAAAACGCAACCTTGGCTTCGATCCAGATACTGCCGACCGCGATCTCCCCTTTGACCTGCAAGGACTCGTAGCGGAGTGCGTAGCGATCTGTGAGCGTGAGCAGTGGAGATTCATCCTCCGCAAACCAGTAACGCTCAGCCTGCCGTACAGAGCCTTCAGGAATGCCGACAGATTACTGTTCCTGCCCTTCGGTAAAGTGACGGCTCTGACATCGTTCACTTACAAGAAGACTGACGGCACGACTGCAACAGTGTCCTCATCCTCTTATGAACTGTACCAGCACGAACCATCAAAGCTATGGGCAAACGACTGGACTACAGTACTGGCAGAAGTGGACGATCAGCGGCCTTATCCGATTACTCTAATTTACACGACCGGATACAGTTCTCACTCAGAAGTACCTAAGACAACTCTTCGAGCACTGAAGATCTTGGCGTACCACCTGTTTGAGTACCGTGACGCTGTCAGTGAAGGCACTGTCAGTGAACTACCACAGGGTTACTGTCAGTTACGTGACCAGGCTCTACTCAACGACCACAGAGCCATCAAATACGTTGCTGAAGATTACACCTTCGTGAGTCAGTCATGAACAAGTATAATCGTCGAGCACGGCCAAACCTGCGGCATGTAGTGGAGTTCTACACTCCATCCACAACCGCCAGCGCGTCGGGAGAACTGGAGACAGGATACACCCGCATCTATCGCGGACTATTCGCGATGGAAAAACCAATGCGACCGACTGAGATTGTGGACGCCGGTCGTGTCCAGGATCAACAGGTGTTTTTGTTGATTGGTCAGTGGTGCAAACCGGCAATGCTGGTTACTGAAGGAACAGTTGCATTCATACCTTCAACCCAGAAATCTTATGCGGTCGAAGGTTCAGCAACAGATCCGTGGGGTGATAAGCGTAAAGTGCACATCAGGATCGTAGACAACGTCTCCAGCGAAGTCGCAGCAGACATGGTCAGTAAGGTGATATAATGGCAACTCGCGGACTCGCTATGGTCTACAAGATGGACATCAGTCCTGAGATCCGTAGCGGCTTCGCACACTTGAGAGACTCAACTGTTCGCAGTGCTATTCGTCAATCTGTAAGAGCGGCCCTAAGACCTGCTAAGAAGATGCTCAGTAAAGAACTGATGAAACTGGCAACACGAAAGTCAGATAAGTCAGCAGGTGAGAAAGGAAACAAGTACTCAACCGGGGCATCCATGCGAGCCTTGGGTATCAAGGTCAAGACAGGCAAGAGTGGTCGCACTTATGGAATTGTCTCCATCAATCGTAAGTACAGCGAACAGTTGCTGAGCCAGAGAAGCACCAGAGTATTCCGTGATGGGTCTGTGATCAGTGCCAGACAGCGTAGTCGCTCAATGGGGATGGCAAAAACTAACCGAAAAGGCAGAACCGTATACGCTCGCGGCTTTGCTTTGCCGGGACAAGATGTACCTAACTATGCAAAACGGTCAATGGGCCGCAGATCAGCATCAGGTGGTGTTGCTCTAAAGCGGTGGCCAAACAAATACTGGCATCTGTCTGAGTACGGTTTCAAAAGAGGCAACGCCAGCTTTGACGGTCATAGGTTCGTAGAGAAAGTTTATCGAGCAACACGATCAGACGCAGAAGCAAAATTCGCTTCTATACTTAATAAAGCCATAAAGCGATACAACCAAAAGCACGCTCTAGGGAAGAACGTATGAGTGCTCCCTACAACCTCGATGTCGGAATTCAGGCACTGCTGACTTCAGCAGTGTCATCGACTGTAAACGTATACAAGTCAATGCACGTTCCGTCAGATGACCTCCGAAAGACACCTAACGGATACATCTTCTGGACGTACTCCGATTTCATACCTGCTCTGTGCTCTGAAGGCTTTGCTGAAGAGAACGGCAATGAGTCTGTTGGCTTCGTTCTTGACGTTGCTTGTGTAGCCCATGACAATGCACGACGTAAGGCTTTGTCTGGTAATGTTCTTGACGTACTGCAGCCAACGGTAAGCGGTCGTAGAACATTCCTGACTTCTTACACCGTACCCTCAACCAACGTGTTCCTGCAGTACCTCCGGCTTGAGTCGATTGAGGAAAGCGGGATCATTCGGACAGGTCAGAGCAATCCTGACCAATCACTTCTAATCATGACATTCAACGGTAAGGCAACTTGCTGACAGGAGATAACTATGTCCAATCGTGATACGTCCCTCATTCGCGTGAAGTTCTTTGCCCAGGATACTGACCCGTCAGCATCTCCTGCTGGCGGCGTTGAAGCAGGATCTGATAGTTACGTCTGCCTTATCGACGGCCCCAACTGGTCAGGGTTCAATCGTGGCGACGTTGAGACAACTTGCTCAGAAACAGCACTTG